GTGCCGAGCGCCGCGTCGTACAGCGCGTCATAGGCCGCATCCATCGAGCCGTACTCACTGGCCGGCGGCGGACTCGGCGCAGGAGCTGGAGCAGGCGCCGGCGCAGGCGCCGGGACGGGGGCCGGAGCGGGCGCAGGGACGGGCGCCGCCGGCACCTCGATCTCGATGCGCGCCGGATACCAGGTGTAGACACCAGCAGGCTCCTGCGACGCCCGCTCGTAGGCTTCCTCTGGAACCGTGTGCTGCGAGACGACGGTATCGTCGGCTCGCCTGAGTTGGCCGTAGCCTTTGCGGGTGAACTTCATGCGTGCGTAATCGTGCCGGTCGTCAGCCTGGCCCGACGCGAAATGGTCTGGCGGCTCAACCCGTATTCTTTTCCAAGAGCTGTCATGCTTTCACCGCCTTTCAAACGACAAAGCAACTGTTCCCATTGATCCGACTTGACGGTCCGAGAATGATGCTTGTCGCCGCAATACCGCGTGTTGTGGATCAACTCATGGGCCTTGTTTTCGGCCGGCGTGACATACGCCAAGTTTTCCATCCTGTTGTCTAACTTGTCGCCGTTCATGTGTGCGACAACCATCCCGCTCGGCCTCTCGCCGTAGAAAGTGAGAGCAATGAGCCGGTGCGACAACATGGCCGTGCGTGCGGCGCTGCCATCTTTCCCAACACGCACACGAAAGTATCCGCGAGGCGTCGGGTCTTGGCCCATTACGCGCCATTCACCTACTGCAGAGCCGAAAGGAACGGATTTCCGCCCGCCCTTTGGCCTGCGCGTATAGATCGCGCCGAATTGATCCACTGCGTAATCCGAATATCCGGGAATCTGGACGACATCACGCATGGGTAATGCTTCCGGTCGTCAGCGTGACCGTTTGCCCGGCATTGATCGAAGTGTTATCCAACACAATATCCGTGCCGCTCGTGCCAACAGTCAAGCCGGTAATAATCGCCGTGCCGTCGCCATTCTTGATCTGCGCAGCGACCGCAACACCCGTGTTGTCCGCACTGGTATCGCTAATGTCCGGGTCGAAATCCAGCGTCAAAACACCGTTCGTCACCGTCCCGCACGGGTCTGCCAGCGTGAACGTCGCCAGTACGCTCGCCATTGCCGTCGTCCCAATCTCCAACTTCCCGGCCGTCGCCGAAGCGTCGATCTGATCGACAACCGCACTCATGCGCGCAGATTTGCACGCCGTCGAATAAGTCACAGCCATGTCTATCCCTCGTTAACCGTTTCAACACCCAAAGCACGCCCCGACGAATCGCGAACGATCCGCTTCGGCCTCGTCAATTGCTGCGCCAGAACAGCCAACAACTGCAACTGCTGCTGCTGCAACGCGATCAGGTCGCCAATGCCATCCATGATCGCCTGCGCAGCGACGACTTCCTCTACGTCATCCATCTCGCCGGCAATTGGGTTAGTTGTGTCGAGCATTTCGCTTCACCTTCACCCCGCCTAAGTTCGCCTGACGCTGCGTATGCGCATTCATCCGCGCAATCTGCAACTGCGTTTCGCGCTGCATTACTGCCTTCTCGCGCTCTAGCTGCGCGTCCAACTCGGCCTTGTACCGCTCAAGCTCGGCCTGTAGTTGCGCCTTTGCCTGCTCGGCCTGCATCTCGGCCTGCAACCGCTGCTGCTCGATCTCAAACTGCCGTTGATCGTCGGCGGCTTCGGCCTGCATCTCGGCAGACTTGATCTGCAACTGCGCCTGCGCCTTGATCTTCTCGGCCTCGATCTGCGGATTTGGCGGCGGCGGCGGCGGCGGTTGCTTGCTCGGGTCGGTCCAGAATTCCTCCGGCGACCTAAAGCCCATCGCCTGCGTCAAACGCGAAGCGGTGTTGAACAGGTTTTCAGGCTTGACCATCCCCACAGGCAGCAATTGCATCTGCATCGCCAGCAACTGCTGTAGCTGCTGCGTCTGCATCTCTTTTGATCCGGCTCCGAGCGCAACCTGTACCGTGAGATTCGCCCGCCTGACCCACTCTCGCGGGTCAATCGGCACCCACTCGTTACTGAGCTTGATCTTCTCGGCGCGCGTCGCATTCTTGAGCGTGATCTGGTGCAGCAACAGGAACAGATCGCGCACGCCATCGGACAGCGACCGCGCAACCGCTTCGATCCGGCTCTGTGCCTGCGTAATCAGTTGCGAGACACCCGAGGCGGTTTTGTTCAACGCCTGCGAGTCCAGCATCGCCCCGCCTTGAAAATACGGGTTGATACCAGAGGCGTCCTGCTTCCACGCATCGACGTACTGAATGCCGCTCAGAGCCGTTTTGCCAACGTCCGGCGTAATCATCGGCGCGGTAGCCGAGGCAGGATCGCCCTGCACCCGGATAACGCCACCCGGACGGCTCACGAGCAAGTCGTCCAGGTTCACCCGGTTTACGTCGACCGCGACCCTCGGCGAAGTCGCCAAGTAGTTGCTGTCCAGCATCCCACGCAACAGCGCGGTTTTGATCTGCGTAATCTCGGCCAGCAGATCGTAGAACGACAGTCCGTGGTGCCTGTGCCCGAAGATGATCGGCGAGAATGCCGCAAACGGCACGCAGTCCGCTTCGTCGTTGTGCAAAACCTTCTTGTTCGCTACGCAGACCTTGCGAAGCTCGGCGATGCCATCCTTGTCGATATCCACCAGCAGGTAGACTTCCCGGTACAGCACCCGGCGCATCGACGGGTCGGCATCCACCCCATCAACCGTGTCGCTGTCCTCGAACCTGTTCCGCGCGCTTTCTTCCTCCGAGTCAATCCAGTCCTCGGCAGTGAAGTCGTCATCCGAGAGCTTGTAGCCCATCTCCCGCAGTTCTGAGAGCGTCACCAGCCGGCGATGCTCGACAAACGACGCATCCTGCAACGAGACAGTGCGAACGGTTTTGTGAACCAGCAATTCCTCTGGAGGGACCGCCGCGTACTTGGCGCATTCCTGCCGATACAGCCGCCTGACCTTCACGTCATGCAGCATTTGCGGCGGAAGCTGCACAGGACCGGCCATCGGGTCCATGTACACGCCGCCGCCAGCAGGATCGGGATACTCGCTGTGCTCTACAACCTCAACTTCTGGGTCGTTGAGCAGCATCCCCAACTCGTCATCCGACTTCCCGTAGTAGGTTTCAGTCTGGATATCCTCGCTTTCATCCCACCAGACCTTTGCATAGCCGGTGCCCAACAGCAGCGCGTCCTGAATGAACGTGTAGAAGTGCTGAAACGAGTCGTTGCGTTCCAGCGCAAGCCAGTTGATGTACTCGGTTTCGGTCTTTGCCTGCCGTTCGTCCTCCGGCCCGCGAGGATCGAACCTGACCAGTTCGTCTCCGCCGAGAAAGACCCGCATCAACTGCGGCATGGCCCACAGGACCGTATCCCTCAAGTCCGTGGCAACGACTTGCGACCGGCCTTCCCTCTCGTCACCGTAGGGCTCACCCAGGAACCGCTCAAGCGCATTGGCGCGCTTCTCGGATAGCTCGCCGTCGCCGTAGCCATAGGACTCGCCCTCCCGCGCTTCAATGAGCGCGAGCAGTTCGTCGTCGGTTAAGCGAGCCATTAAATGATCCCTCGGTTGTCGTACTTGATCTCGCCCCAAGTCTCGTTTCGGAGTTGGTCGGCGATCACTGCCAGATACCTGAACGCATCCGCTGAGTGCGAATGCTCATCGTGCACAGGAGCCGTCGGCTCGTCTGTCGTCGTCGGAATTTTCCGGCAATACCGCTTCAAGTGCTCTAGCAGCGGCTTGGCCTTGACCTCATCGAAATAGACCTGACCAAACAGCATCCGCGCTGCCCTGATGCCCTGCTCTACCCCGATGTTCGGCACGATCTGCACCGAGCCAAGTTGCGTAGTCAGAATCTCCCGCGCCGTCTTGCCCGTCTTGAAGTCCTTCGCGTCGCCGTCGTGCGGCAGGTAGTGCGTGCCGTAGTTCAGCAGCCGTTGCTTAATCAGCGCCGCGTACTCGTCCAGCGTCCGGTGACTGTCCTCAATGAAGTCGATCACCCGGATTTCGCTCGTGCCCTTTTGCACCAGCAGGATCGACATTGAGTCATTCCAGCCCAAGTCCCAGACTGTGTGCACCTTCAACTTCGGGTCATACGGCACAGGCCTTACCCGGCCATCGGCATAGGCCCTGTCGATCTCTTTCGCGTAAATGGCACCCTCTACCGACCGGCGTGGTACGCCTTCCCAGATGTTTTCGTAGGACTCAGGATCGCGCTTCAACGTGTCCTGTCGCTCAGCCTCTAACTCAGGGGGAAACCACGGGTTGTCGCGCCAGTTCATTTGCACGACCACCGCGCCAGTCGGCGGCTTCGCTACAAACCGCTGGTAAGTCTCGTCCGACTCCAATTCCGGGTTGAACGAAATCCAAATCTCACTACCCGGTTTCCTGATCGTCGGCGTCAGAACGTCCCAGGATCGCTTCGATACCGCCTGCGCTTCCTCTACCCAAACAACGTCGATCCCCTCAAACGATTTGATCGACTCAATCGTTTGCGTAGACAACCCGGCAAAGATGAACTCCGAGCCGTTCTTCCCGCGAATCTCGGTCGCCAGTACGTCGTACAGACTGCCAAGCCCGAGCGCCTCGATCTGGTCGCCTAGCAGCTTGTGGACCGAATCCTTGATCGACCGCTGCACCTCACGAGTGCAGAGCACCCGCAACGGCCTTTGCGCCGCCTGTATCAGCAGAGCACGGGAGAACCCCCACGACTTCGCCGACCCCCTTCCACCGTGGGCAACCTTGAAGCGCGACGGCCTGAAAAGGAATTCAAGCCCTTCAGGAAACTGCGCTCTTGGCACTGACGAATTCGACCGTCATGGACAGCGGCACCGGCCCGTCATCGGGACCGCTCACGGTCGTCGCAACCCTGTCGCTGTAAACCTTCGGCTTGAGCTTGGCGGCGATCCACTTGCGCGCATCAACCCGCAGCCGAGACCTGGCGATCACGTCCTGATTGACCCGCGTCCCGTCCTCTGTCTCATAGGTGTCATTGCTGCCGTCATCCGCAATGACAAGGATTTCGTCGGCCAAAACGTCAGCCTGCGCTTCCCTCGCCCTCGCGTATGTGTCGCAAAAGTCTTTGTTTGACGCCAGCCAACGGAACACGGTCGCCCGATTCGGCATGTCCGACGCGGCGCATATCCCTTTCAGGCTTTCGCCATCAGCGAGCCTTTCGCAGATTTGGTCCGCAAGCTCCTGAGTGAAAATGGTTGGTCTACCCATATCGGCTTGGTCTAGCCTCGTTTGTGGTCTATCCGACCGTTACAACCTGCTGCCCGTTGATCTTCCCGGCAGTGTCCATATCCGAATCGAGATTGTTCACGACAACCAATACATCCTCGCCGCTGTACCGCTGCGCGATGTAGAAAATCAGCCGCCCGCTAGAGTCAGTCGTCCCGCTGCCTGACTCGACTAGCTCGTCATTGGCGTCAATCACCCAATAGTCGAGCGAGTACCCGGCCAGCGGTTCCTTGCGGCCACTCCTTGTCCGGGTCCAGGTTGAAACAACAAGCCCGGTATCGGACGAAATCCCGCCGCCAAAAAAGTGCGTGGCAGCGAAGTGGTCGGCCCCCCAATGACTGCCGGCAAACATCAAGCGTCCGTGTCTGTAGTAACGGCTGTGCGGTTATTGCTGCTGATCGTGCTTGTGACTCGGACCTTGCCATCGGCCACCGCTGACCGGAATGTTTCCGTTCCCGATCCTGCGCCGGCTGATTTGCCGAACAGCACCGCACCGGCAAGGCGGAAGAATCCGCGCAGCGTTAGACCC